GATCACATGAGGTTTTGAACCTTGACGCGACGGTAGTAGCGGTTGGTGTTCTGGGTAAGAGCACCAGCACCGACGGTTGTACCCTGAGCGAATGGGTTGGCAACCATGCCGTAGCGAGTCTTGAATCCGATCTTAGGCTGGAAGGTGTCCTGACCAACGGCACGAACCATCTGAAGAGGAACGTATGGGCAGTAGAAGAGACCAGCGTCATATGGGGAAGCACCCTTGTAACCAGCAACGTAGTACTGATCGGCGGCACTGTTAGCACCATATGGATCGATGTAAACGCGATACTTACCAGCAAGAACACCAGCGAAGGTGTTACCGGTGTCATCAACGTTCAGGTTAGCGTTAAGGGCAGGGGTGTAATCAAGTACACCAGCCATGGTCAGTGCGGAAGCAACGTCTGCAGAGCACATGATCATGTTACCCTTGCCTCTACGAGTGCGCTGGGCAATCGCGTTGGCGTCTCTTTCGATCTGGAAGATAAGTCCCTTGAACTTCTCAACAGACCAGCGACCGTTGGAGTCAACGTCGAGGTCAAAAGCACCGGATGTTGCAACGTTGGTGGAAGCACCTTGCTCAGCAACACGATAGATGGTTCTGATGACTTCGCGGTTGATTTCCGCAAGGATTTCAGTGGAGAGAATGTTAGCCAGTTCGGCTTCAGCATTCAGACCGTGGATTGCCTTGAGGTCCTGGGCGAGTTCCAGGGAGTATTCTGCTTTCAGAGCACGGCTCTTAGCAGTAACGGTGACCTTCTCAATCGAGAATGCCATTTCGTTGAAGGTATCGGAAGTGCTGCTTCCAAGATCTTCAGCGTCGTCTGTACGCATACCCTGACCAACAGAGTATGTAGAACCGTTGATACCCGAGGTTGGGTTCAGAGCGGCAGGGTTAGAACCAGACTGACCAGTTGTACCCATACCAACGCTACCAGCGGTGAATCCGTTGGTGAGGTTGACAGAGTTGTTCTGACCAGCGAATGCGGTATCTGCTTCGTCGAACAGGGCTTCGGTTCCGTCCTGAGTCTTGTAGCGGGAACGCATCGCGAAGATCAGTCCAGTAGGACCGGTCATTGGTTGTACGCCAGCGAGGTCATAAGCGACCAGGTTAGGCATAGAGCGTCTGATCAAGGAGATCAGAACAGGGTCAAAACCAGCAACGGTTTGACCACCTTGGGAGGTGAAACCTCCGTTACCAACAGCGTTGGTTGGAGCTTCGGTGAGGAAGTCTCTTTCCTCACGAAGAGCGATTTCTTGGTTTTCCAGGAGTTGAGCAGTTACTGCTCTACGATGATTGTCCTTGATACTATCAAGACCTTCGTAGTCCAGAAGGGGTGCCCACTTCTCCTGCAGTACCTCGTTAGAAGGCATTTGCATTTGAATTGTACCTCGTTTTAAAAGTTAGTTTGAACTATAATTTAAAAATCACTTTTTAGAGACTCTACCAAGAGTCTTCATGTAGGATTCCATAAGTGGAGAGACGGAAGCCGACTCTACAGCAGCGGTTCCTTCAGAGATGGTCTCAGTATGATCTCTCTGAGTGCTAGTTTCCTCTGGGAAGTAAGAACCTCTCAGGGTTACAAGCTTCTCACGATAGTTTGCCTCACTTTCAAACTCAACATTTTCAGCGAGAGAAGCGAACTTGTCCTTTTGGGTCTCAGCGAGTCCCTCGGAAACTTCTGCGAAAATTACGTCAGAAGTGGATTCGGCTAATCTACGATTAAGAGCAACATTGCGGTCAATCTGCTCGTTGAGTTTAGACTCCATTTCATCTAATTTATCTACCATGCTTTCAAGCACATCATATCTATCTTCAGGGATGGTTACATAATGTTCTTCAAAAAGGGTCTTCATACCCTCAAGGAAGGATTCGGTCATCTCGGTCTTGAGACCTGTTTCAACTTGAAGTGCATTCTCTTGAATCCACTCGTCGGCAACATACTCAAGATAACCGTCGATGCGATCTTCCAGTGCTTCTTTGATATTTTGAACTTCTTCTACGAGTGCCTGCTCGTAAGCAGTCTCAAGATTTTCTTTGATCTCAGAAACTTTTGTCTTAATAGCAGCTTCGAAAATGGTGCGTGCTTTTTCTTGGAACTCCTCAGAGAGTTCTTCACCCTCAAGCAGAGCCTGAACATCGCCTTCGATGTCAATCTCCTCTTCTTGGATGATTTCCTCTTCAGTGGTTTCCTCTGCTTCAGCTACAACCTCTTCTTCAGTAGTCTCTTCTTCAGATACTACTTCTTCAGCGGTCTCTTCTTCAGCTTCAGCAACAACTTCTTGATCCTCATCTACTTCTACTTCTTCAGCAGGAGCAGCCTTAGCATTTACTACATCCTTAACTTGCTTAAGGGTAGCACCAGGCTCTCTGAGTTTGTTAGAGTCGTCGTCTGGTCTGGAGTTCTCAGGAGTTGGACCTCCGAGATCTTCGTAAGGAACACCACCTGCCTGCATTGGTTCAGCGGGAGCAGCTCCTTTAGTTACTGCGTTTTCCATTTCCTGTAAGTTGCTATCAGCGGACATTTGTATCGATTAATTTGGTATAATCTATATTTATTTATAAATCAAAGATTTGATAAGAAATCGTTGAATAACTGTAACTTATGCTCGTCAAGGGTTTTTTGGTCTACAAGAGTGTTAATTCTCTTCTGAGTCTTTTCTGCGAGTTGTTCGCGAAGGATTCCACCATCCCAAACCCACTCTTTTCCTTCCATAATTCCCTGAACAAAAGCATCAGGTGCAGAAGGATCGGCAACGATATCAGCAGCAGTTGCTAACATGAAATCTTCACCGACAACTTTATGACCTTCATTGGTCATGCGGAGTGAACCTACACCACGAGAAGAAACGCCAAGCATTACTCCTTCACCAATCAGAGATTGTGCAATCTTACCCATAGGGGTATCAAGGAGTTGTGCTTTACCTCTAAAGTTGTTACCTTCTTGAACAAGTGAGGTAATTTTGTGAGAAACGCGGTCAAGGTTTACGGTAGGACCATCGGGATGTCCCAACTCACCCAGAGCACGACCTTTACGAACGAAACTTTCGTTATAACGATTTACTTCGTTAGCAAGGGTCTGAATGGGATACATTCTTCCGTTGCGATTTTTGATTTCGCCTTGGAGGAATACACCCTCAATGCACATTCTTTTCTTAGCACCTTTACCTTCGGTGATAATTTGAATGTCCGAAATTTCTTCTGTGATGAGTTTCATTTTTTTATGCGGTAAATCCTACTTTTACACCCTTACAGTCAGTGCCTCCAGCAACAAAAACAACGTGGGTAGGTTGTTTTTCTAAGAACTCAGTGGTATTCGCCATAAGAGTAAAGGTGCCAACAGTCGTTCCGCCTCTAGTCTCAGTGACAGTAATAACACGATCAGTATCACTTGGATTAGCAAGACGAACAACAGTCGCTTCACTAAAACTGGATGCAGCAGCTACCAAAGGCACTGTTGCTTCACTTCCTTTAAGTAATATACGTCCCATTATTCTTGATCCTCTTGTGGGTCTTGAGTTACTTCATCTTCAACTTCGACTTCACCTTCTGTAGGTTCATCAAACATTGAAGTTGCTACATATGGTTTTGCAGCGTCAATTCTTTCAGCAGCTTTCGCATACAAAGAATTTTTAATTGCGTCGGAAACATCCGCCGCAGAAGAATCCTGTGCAATCAAATCTACAATACTATTTTCCATGAAAAAATGATGTATATGTTCTATTTATATCTCTGCTTCTTTTCCGTCTGCTTCAGTAGCATTACCTTGTGATTCTAAGTCCGGTTCTGTTGGAGCACCTGCGCCAGCACTCATAGGATCTGCAATTGGTTGTCCTGTAACAGGATCAACTGCCGCTGGATTTGCAATGATACCTTTTGCAATCTCATCTTCAATCTGAGCATCAATCTCAATAATTTCCTGATCAGTTTGACGAAGAACTTTCTTTCTTACATATTCAGTAGAATAGAACTTGCCAATATAAGGTTCAATAGTTGCGAGATTAGTCAGTCTACTTTGAATCATCTCAGATTCTTTGAGTTCGGCAAACTGATTATCATATAGGAAATCATATTGAATATGATCACCCATCTCTTCCCAATCCTGAAGAGTAATTACATTCTTCAGAATCAGTTGAGTCTTGAGCATATCGTTAAATAGTACAGAGAAACGCTTTCTCAGACGACCAACGAACTTGGCAAACTTCAGTTCATCACGCAGAATTTCAGAAGAACGACCAAGGTTGAAACCACCATCAGCAGCAATTCTAGACTCAGGAACACCAAGTGCTCTGTAAAGTTTCTTCTGGAAGTATTCAATATCAGAAAGTTCTCCCAAGTTTTGTCCACCGGGCAGAGTAGTGATTTCAGTTCCGCGACCACCTTCTCTACGTGGTAACCAGAAGTCTTCCATCATAGACATAAACTTGCGGTCATCACGGATTTCTCCAGTGCCAGCATCATAAACAAGTTTATTTCTGTAACGAGACATAACCTCTTTGAGGTATTGCTCTGCTTTTACTTTTGGAAGATTACCAACGTCAATATAGAAAATACGACGTTCTGGTGCCCTGGATAATCTGTAAATAACCAGAGAATCCTCAATCATTCTAAGTTGATTGAGTGCCTTGATTGCTTTATGAAGATAAGAAAGAACAGTTCCTTTGTTTCTATCTACAAGACCAGAACTACAATATGAAACTGCATCTTTGGCAATCTTTACAGAATCTTTCTTACCACCTGCACCAGAGAAAGTTCCACTTGGATAATTTTTCTTTGGAGTATACAGGAAGTATTCTTCAATCTCAGGTTCAATGACAGGTGCCTCTTTACCTCGTTGAGTTACTGAAGACGTATTCTGAACAGCAAGACCCCTCTTGTCCATCTTTTTTTCTTGACGGACATACTTGATCTTCATCGGATCAATATATCTCAGGTCTTGAATACCTGCTCCAGGATTTTTAAGATCAATTACTTTTAAGTAATATACTCTACCATCAACATACCAATTCCTAAAAATTTCGTGAGACTTCTTGTCAAAGTCTAACAACTCTTTGATATATTTAAACTCTGCTCTGATAATCTGCTTTAATCTCTCTGTGCAGTTTAAGTTGGAGAGTTCAATTTCTACTGGAGAATCATATAGATCACTAACGATTGCTTCATTTACAACATCTTCAATAGCACCATCCGCTTCAGGATGAAGTGCCATTTCACGATACCTTTTGATCAGGTCATGTTCAGTTCTATAGACACCTTCAATATCAAGGTAAGAACCATAAAATCCACTACTAATATAATTATCAACCCCGTCCTCATTATTTTGAGGAACGGGGGAGATAACCGTAGGTGACTTTTTAATTACATCATCAAGTGAAAAACCAAAAAGGCGAGCCATCTTATAAAATTATTGACTTATTATTGACTATTTAGTTGATGTTTTCCCCGCCAGAATTAGCACCACTGCCTCTAACTGCTTCCCACCAGGTGACTTGAAGTTCAACCTGGAATTCTTGAATGTTTTGACCTTGGTCATATCCAAGTTCAATAGCAGTTACCTGAGTTGGGAACACATCGTAGAAGTGATACTTTCTCAGGGTATCGCCGTTTCTATCAAGTTGATAGACATAGGCATCAGCGTGATAATCTGCTGGGTTGGTTACACCAGTGTTATCAGAGACACGGTTAATTGTGTTCATCCACTTCTCAAAAGCAGAGCGAATGGAGAAATCAGTGTCGTTGATAACGGTGATTGTCCAGGTGTCAAAAGTACGATCACCTGCAATCTTGAGCATTCTTCCTCTGAATGGAACCTCAATTGGGGCAACATTCGAGGCAGGCAGGTTTGCTGCCTTTGTCAAGAATCTTGCCTTATTGAGGATATCGTTCAGTCCTTCAACCGATACGGCATCAGGGAAAGAAAGTTCACATTCAAACAGATTTGAACGTGCACCGCCACCAGATAACTTGCTCTTGAAGTCAGTAATCTTTCTTAGTGGGGGTGGGTTGAGTTGGTTTCTAGTTGCCATTTGAGTTAACCTCTAAGTGATTAATAATATGAGACTTTATCAGACGTTACCGACGACTTCGCTGAACGAAACGCCAGTTCTAGTAGCGACAAAGGTGAGACCGATGAAGTTAATAGATCTGTTAGGTTTGATGAAGATGTCAGCGACAAACTCATTGTTGTCAATGACGGCAGCGGTGTTGTTTGTTTCATCACAAACAACGACATAATCAAAGATGCCTCTCTTAGACTGAACGTCACGGAGGAATGGTTCAACAATATTTACGAAATTAGTTCTCGTAATTTCATCGTTGAATTCAAAGAGTTGATCTCTTGCAGCAGCAGCGATTGCATCTTCTAAGAAGATAAACAATCTACGAACATTAATACGATCAAAGGCAGACGATTTTGCCATG